ATGTTGCCAATACCATTAGCCGTAGAAGTAATTATCACCTTTGTATCTTTACCTGACGAAATAACCGGATATGTAGATGTATAAAATTCTGCAGCTCTTTCAACGAATGCAAATTCGTCTAGGTACAATAAGTTAACTGACATACCACGAATAGATGAACCTGATGTAGCAGCTGCTATAATCCTACTATTATTACTAAATTCAATAGATCCTTTATTTAAAGCTCTTGTTCCTGGTTGTAAGAAAAATGGTAAATTTTCTAACATTAAAGTAACTCTTGCCAACATTTCTCTGGCAGTTGCACCTTTGTTTGCTAGTACAGCAATTGTCTTTTCAGGATTAAAGATTGCAAACCATAATAAGTAAGCGACAGAAGATATAGACTTCCCGGACTGCCGGCAAGCGAGTACAACACTAAAGCGATTGTCTGAAAAGTGAGCAAACATTTTCTCCTGATATGGGTACAACTCAAAGGGAACTAATCCCCTGTCTAAAGAAATAATCTTACAATATGTTTTAGCGAAATGCGCAGGATCTTCCATACATTTTATGTATTCACTCAATTCATCGTTAGAAAAACTATGAGTAATGCCATCTCTTTTTACATTTAAATTGCCGTTATAACTATCATTCATCTTTCTTGTAATCACTAATGTCAACTACTTTATCTCCATCATCATTTTTATTTTGCAAAAGCATTCTTTGCAAATCACTTGTAGATCCAACAAATAAATTATTAGTAGTAGGTCCGGCTAATTCTTTTTGTTCATCGTTCTTGTTATAATCTTTTTTCTTTTTATGTAAATCTAAAAGATTACCATTGATATCGGCAACGTGTTTCATCATATTTGAAAATACTTCGAAAGCCCTTGGATGTTCAGTAGCTCTTGCCACTTCCATCATTTCTTCAAGAGCATCAGATCCCTTTACTAGGAGATCGTGATAAGTCCGTCTTGCATATTCAAAATCATTATCAGCTGTATCAGAATCCATTGTTTAAACACTATCATATAAAGAGGTTATCGTTGTTGTAAATCCAAAATCTGAATCTATAGAAACATTTAATGGATTAGGTTTTACAGTTACACGTTCAATTAAAACGTCCGAATCAGCAGTCCCACCTGCCATTTCACCGAGAGAAACTTGAGCTTCTCTAATAATTTTTGCACTATTAGTTGGTCCATAAAAATTGACTTTCATGTCAAAATCTAATGAATAAATGATTGTGCGCCTTTGTTCTTGTGGACCTTCAAAGTCATCAGAGAAAGTTACTCCTTGTAAAGTCACAGGAACATCTTCAACTACTAATGGATAATCTTTAAAGGGCTTAATAGAAACATTATATTGTGGATTAAAATATGGAATAATTTGCTCTACTACTTGCAAAGCATCGTCTTGACTTTTAGAATATATACTAAGCTGAAAAGAAATATTGTATGGAGCAGCAGCATTAAATTTATTAGCAACAGTTGTAGTTGTACCAGGACGCATAAAGTTATTATTTTTAGGCAATTGTCTAGCAGGCTCATATGTTATAGAAATAATTTCAAATGACATACGAGGTAACTTGACAGCAATCTTTTGATCAGTATCAAGATTTGGATTTTCTTGGATTCTTTCTAAAAACTTTTGCTTAGGAGCATATGACAAAGGAACTTTAATTTGTGATAAAGCATTGCCAGATGCGTCTTGTCTAATGACGTAAATATCATTAAATATTCTACCAAAAGTAGCTACAGACTTTCTAATTCTTTCGTGATAAAACCATGTACCAAACATTAAGTAGGATCTCCAAACGGATTTGACTCAGTGAAGTCTAAGAAATCTACTGCATCAAATATAGAATTTTGTGAATTTACCGGAAGATCTTCATTTATAGCAGTTATTGTACGTACTAATGTATTTCCAGCAGAATCAGGTGATGTAATATTACCTGCAGCAAACGTATGATATCCAGGTTGATTAGCTCCGATATGAGCAAGCGAAATTATATTTGAAGAATCTACGTAATTAGTAATCTCGCCAGTAACAATAACTCCAGATGATAGAGTCTGTGTAACTGTATTACCTACTACAAATCCAGTTGATGCTGAATCTACCATAGTGAGATCTAAAGTAAATCCTAAACCTTCGATAGCGTCTATTTGTTCGATATTTGTATCAAGATCTTCACCGCTATATTCAAAAAACTCACAACGTAATTTATAAGTTGGTAGATTTGACAATTGATAGAACGGTTGCTCATGCTCTACATGCATAATCTCAAACAATTTATTAGTCATTGTAAGATATATTAAATCGCCTTCGAGAGGTCTAACAGAATTAATTTCAGCATCATATCTTTTTACAGTTTGTTCCCATCTTTTACGTGATACTACAAAAGTTGCTTGGTCTCTAATTTCAACACCAAACTTTGTAAATAGATCACCTTCTCCATCGAAGCCTTCAACGTTCTCGATATACATTTCTATTTTATGAGATGAGTTAAAAGATGAAGGTACATCTTCATTTAGAATAGTATCTTTATTTACTATATCTCTAGGAAGATAATAAACATCCTGGCCATAAATCTTTAATGATTCTATTACGATATCTTCGTATAGACTCTGCTCAGATCTTACTGCTTGGCTAAAATATGGATTAATTGACATAATTTACCCCACAAAGAAATCTGCAGGAAACTCATGTTCCAGTCTTAATTCTTCTTTTAGTCTTTCTATATCTTGAATTGCATCTTCATATAACTGACGGCCATTAATGGTAACACCACCTGGAAGCTGCATACCTTCGAACTTAATTAAGTTTTGACCCCATTGTCTTTTCATTAATGCAGTTGTATATTCTTTTAACCATCTATCATTCCAAATAGCTGAAAAAGAATTACCGTCAATTATTTCGTAAACTTCTGCAATTATATAATCACCTGCTTTTAGGTCTTCACCGTCCAGATCACCGTCAATATAAAGCCTATTTTGTTTACGCGAGAAGCGGACCTGAGGCGTACCAGTTAACCTCATATCAATAAGTGTTAAATACTGTTGCATCTGTTCGTAATAAGCCATATCGCCAATATATGTCTGTAGATCAAAAAAGTCATTTAAACTTAACTGGTATTTTACATCAAAAAAGTTCTTTGAAGTGATATTGTCGTGTAGAGGAAAGAGTCTTGTGACATATGTTACATTAGTAGATAAAGGAATATAGCCATTAGTAATATCATCTGATGTTAATTCGTGCTTTACATAACTTCTTAATGTAGCATCGGAATGAATATCTTGATAATATTGTAATGCTTCATCAACCCGATCTTCTTGCTGATCTGGATCTACGTTAATCTCAATTACTGGATCACCAAGTTGGCGCAAACAATAATCTATCAAACCTTGTCTTGTCGATGGATTAGCCATTAATTTTTCCTCTAACTCTGTTAGATCTATTTATACACTTAAGATGCTACTACTATTTGACCTGCCATCGAGGAGTGATATTCGCAGTTATAATAATAAGTTCCGGCTGATGTAGGAGCAAATAGAATATAATCAGTAGTTTTACCAGTGTTAGCAAATACTGTCGAGCCTGTTACAGCATTACTGGTTCCTGTAGAATTCGATGTTTTTATCCAAAATGGATGCCCGGTTGTATTTAGTATTTTAAATTTAATAATAGAGTTCGCAGCCATATTAATTGTTTTATTATTAGTGTCTCCAAAAGAGCCGTTAGTATCCCAGCCCTTAAGTACATAAACACCTGAACCTGCCTTTACCTCTACATCATATCCTTCATAAAAAACAGTTTGAGTTGCCATTATGATTGACTCCAGATTAAAGTACTACCAATATATACGTGTGTAAACTGAGAGCTTCCTAAATATATACTGTTTATTGTTGTACTTCCTATTTTTAAATTACGAGTAGCAGATCCCCCACCTCCTCCTCCTCCTTCTTCGGGCGCTGCTCCATGTTCAGCGGTTGTACTAAATAAAGGCCGAATAAATCCTAGATTTGGTTTATCATCTCTTACAGCATCTAAGTCTACCCAAGTTTTATTGGCGTTATTATATTTAGCGTGAATTTGTTTTCTCACTAAAATATTAGATATTGTGGCGTCACTAACAAAAGGGTTATTACCAATACCAATTAAAGTATTGTTA